TCTTTATACAGCGAAGGTAGTCCTGCAACATCTTCTGGAGCAGTGCTACCAGGTTCAGTGTGGCGACTAATGAAGTGAGTATCGTTGATAGAACCTTCAAGCTCCAGCACCCATTCATCTGTGCTTTTGCGGTACCATATTTTGCCAGTGATTGGATATACGTTAACCATTAGTTCGTTTCCTCAAAGAAGGTTTCGATGATAGCACCACCAAACACGATTACAACCAAAAAGATAACGGGGATGATTGCAGCAGTCATGTTCTTTCCTTTATTAGATAGCGTTTGCAACTTCGATGCGTTCAGCCCATACACGAGTAGGGCTACCATAACCAAACTCTATACAGTCACGGCGAGCGCGAGCCAAACCGGAAGCTTCATCCCGACACCAAGTAAAGGCACGGATGATCTCACCCGTAGCAGTCTCAACAAAGATAATAAATCGAGGGACGTACATCTGAAGTTCTCCTTTTCGATAATTCAAACTACACTGATTCTAAATGAATGTCAACCGATTTCTTTATCAGAAACTCTTTTTCTTAATCCACTGGAACTAAACTTATGGTCTCGTTTGTTGAAATGAATACGAATACCACGGCGTTTGCAGATCTCACGACCTGTGAAATCCTTGTCTCGATACTCCTCTCCGAGGATCCTAACATTGATAGGATAGAGTTCTAGGATATCCTCGAGGTCTTTTTCTGTCTGATAGACTACGATCTCGTCTACGTACTTGACTGCAGCTAGCTGTACATATCTCTCTACGATAGATTGTATCGGTGAGTTCTTTTCCTGTCTGTCAACTGAAGTATCTACCTGAAGCGCACAGAGCAAATGATCGCACTGATCCTTTGCTTCTCTCAACATCATTATATGGCCTGCGTGTAGTAGATCAAAAGTAGAAGCAACGATACCAATATTCAATCACCAATCTCCTTTAAAAGATCAAACGTATGCTGCCAGTCTCTAACGTGAAATGTCTTGCTAGGGTACCTTAGTTTAGAACCAAGTGGATAGTCGTTACCCATCTTATCCATTCTATCTCCGAAGAAGTATAGAACATCAGTGACATGAAAGTCTGTAAGGATCTGAGACTTGTCGCATCCTTTTGGATAGATGTCTAGGCCGGTCTCACCACCTATGCTCGTATGAAGTTGCGGAAACAGAGTGTTCAGCTTCTTTGCAAACTTTTCTCTTTCTTTGGTCTTTTCGTCCCACTCTACATAGGCTTTTCTATCAGACTTACTTGCGTTACGGCCAACTACACTAAAGTTCAGAGTGCCAGGTCTATGCTCTATATGTTTTCCAGTTCTGATAATAAACTTGCTGATAGAAAGAAACAATTCTAGAGTTGACAGAAGATCTTCTTTGGCTTGCCAGACACTAGTCGACCTGCGACGACCATCTATCCACATGTCGTTTCCAGAACATGCATAGACGCGAACAGCCTGATGAAGAATGCCGTCTCCTAGCTGTTCTTGAGTCTTTTTATAATCCGAGCCGGTAACGATATATACTTCATTGCGAGTACAGAAATCTAAGAACCAAGGCTCGAAGCTTTCGTCTATTCGACTTCTGCTCGGAGTCAGAGTACCATCAACGTCAAATATATATTTTCTCATTACATACGCCCTATCCAGTGTGTACAGTTATCACAGGGATCATCAAACATTAATGCCAAATACGACAGCTTTGGTAGGACCATGTCGTATCCTCTCTTTGATGTATAACTATATTTATCACTCCATTATAAATAGAAGGTACACCACTTCTATGAAAATGTCAACGGATAATGCGATGATACCAAATTTTATGTCTCCTTTAGAGTTCGTAGTTTCAGTAAAGAGACTACCGAATGTTCAGTTCTTCACGCAATCCGTAAGCATTCCAGGTGTGTCGTTACAATTTATAGAACAACCAAACCCGTTCAAACCTATCCCAATTCCTGGTGATAAGATATCATACGGTGATCTACCTCTCAGCTTCATTATAGACGAGTCTATGAGTAACTACATAGAAGTCTTCAATTGGATGAAGGGTATCACATTTCCAGACAATTACGATCAGTACAAAGATCTTAAAAACAGTGAGTACGGAATACTCACTGACATATCCATTGTAGTCATGAACAGTCATAAGAATCCAAATATAGAAATACAATTCCAAGACTGTTTCCCCGTGAGTTTATCAGATGTGACGCTTGATACTACACAGACAGATATTGTGTATCCTCAAGCTACGGTGACGTTTACCTTTAAAAGCTTCACAATAACTCAACTATAAGGAAAGATTAAATGTTCGAATACAGATGTGCCATCCTCGGGGTGGTCGATGGAGATACGGTTGATGTTGACATTGACCTAGGTTTTGGAGTATGGTTAAGAAATGAAAGAGTTCGCATTATGGGTATCGATACACCTGAGAGCAGAACTTCTAATGAAGTTGAGAAACTATTTGGCCTAGCCGCAAAGAAAAGATTGGCCGAGATACTTGGAGAAAAAGCTATTCTTAGAACTCAGAAACCAGGAAAGAGCGACGAAAAGTTCGGAAGAATTCTTGGAGACTTCGTAATAGGCGAAAAGACTGCCGCTGGGATGCTCATAGAAGAAGGACACGCAGTTCCATACTTTGGAGATGCAAAACAAAATGTTCAAGATGAGCATGCGATCAACAGAGAAAAGATTCTCAACCTCGGCCTAGTTAATCGCGAAGAGTACGAGAAGACACTAATAAAAGAGTCAAAAGAAACATAAAGGAGAAGACATGTCTCACATATGTTATAAGATGGCTAATTTAGCTTCGATTGCTTACCTAGATGGTGCTGAAGCAAAACCAAAAATAAAAGAACTTGGCTACACAGGTCATAAGTTCTTCGAAAAAAATGGCGCTCAATGTCATGCAGTATGGAATAAAGAAGAGTACGTTCTTGCTTTTAGAGGAACAGAACCGACTGAACTTTCAGATCTTCTTGCTGACTTAAACGCTATTCCTCGTAGTTCTATGACTTATGGTCTAGTTCATTCTGGCTTTCGCGGAGAAGTAGATAAACTTTGGGATGCATTAGTAGCTCACCAAGTCAAACACGAAGGTAAAAGATTCTACATTACTGGACACTCGCTTGGCGGAGCTATGGCTACGATAGCTACTTCTCGTTTCGAAGAATATACTAAGGTAGAACTATTAACGACTTTTGGGTCGCCTCGCGTAGGAACTCGTAAGTTCGTTAAGAATATTGAAACCAAACACATGAGATTTGTTAATAATAACGATCTCGTAACTAAAGTTCCATTATTCTTAATGGGATATAAGCATCACGGTACTCTTCAATATATTAACTTCTACGGTAACATTCGTAAGCTTACAACGTGGCAAATGGTTAAAGATAAATGGCGTGGTTGGAAATCCGGCGTTCTAGATGGAGCAAAAGATCACGGCATGGATAACTATGTAAGATGCACGGAGAAAATGGAATGATGGAAACTATCAACGCAATGTTTGGAGATACTCTCTGGATTTATACAGCAATAGCTGGTGCGCTTATCGGCGCAGCATTTCTTGCGTGGTTTAAAGAAACTAGAGCTGGCATCTGGGGTTATGCTTTTTTTGATAAGACATTGGATTATCTTGTTAATCGCTGGGGCTGGACCTGGCTGCAAGAGCCTCCGGAAGCTTGGAGAAAAAAGTATCCAAAGATGACTAAGAAGATAGATGAATTAGAAATGAGATTAGATAAGCTTGAGTCTAAAAAGCGTAGTTGACATTTTAACACTTTTGTGATAGAATGGTAATTATTTTATAGAATGGAGAAGTGCCAAGTGGACATTGAAGAGATTAATCAGATGTGGGCTCAGGACTGCAAGATCGACGAAGCGAATTTGTTTCGCGAGTCGGCTCGCATTCCTGAGCTTCATAATAAGTACTACAACCTATTCTATAAAGAAATTCTTAGAGTAAAAAAGCTCAAGGCCGATCTCATCGAACTCGAAAAAGCTAAGACTGAATATTATAGTGGAAGCATGGATGAGTTGGAACTCAAAGAGAGAGGATGGAAACCATTCGCTCTAAAGGTTCTTAAGAACGATATGGAACGATACGTTCAGAGCGATCGTGAAGTCATACAACTCAGCCTTAAGATCTCTCTATACGAGGAGAGAGGCAAGTATCTAGAGAATATTGTCCGTCAGATAAATAATAGAAATTATATTATAAAAAATATGGTTGATTGGGCTAAGTTTCAATCCGGTGGGGGATAATGACTGATATAGTGAGAGTTGAGAGTCTTAATGATGTACACATGAAAGTACTAGCGGACCCAAGCGTTCGCCAAGAAATCATGAACTACTTTTCGTTTCGTCAAGAAGGCTATCAGTTCTCGCCTAAGTTTAAAGCAAGAGTCTGGGACGGCTACATACGCCTCTATCAACCTCTAAGACCAATTCTATACGTAGGTCTGTTACCGTATCTTAAAAAATTTTGCGAAGACCGTGGATATGAGTTAGAAGCTCCAGAAGAGATGATCTCTCCTGAGAAGATTCCTGACGATTACGGTTACGAGATAGCAAAAGAAGTAAACTGCAGACATACTCCTCGTGATTATCAAAACGACTACATCGTCAATGCTATAAGACACAGAAGATCTCTATCTATGTCGCCAACTTCTTCCGGGAAGTCTCTTATCATATATCTAATACAGCAGCACTACTATCAGTGCTTTGGTCATAGAACACTCATCATCGTTCCGACCATCTCTTTGGTCCATCAGATGGCAGGAGACTTTACAGACTACGGCTGCAGTCAAAAACATATATACAAGATTCAGGGTGGTATAGATAAAGAGACGAACGCTCCGATCGTTATCAGTACATGGCAGTCTCTCATTAAACAACCGAAGGAATGGTTCGACCAGTTTAGAGTCGTTCTTGGTGACGAAGCTCACCTCTTTCAGGCAAAGTCTCTGACCACGATTATGGAAAAGCTAACGAATGCTCCGTATCGTCATGGGTTCACGGGTACGATCTCTTCGGACAGTAAAGCTCATCATCTAATCCTAGAGGGCTGCTTTGGTGGCATAAAGAGATATGTAAAGACCAAGGATCTAATCGAAGACGGAACCGTCGCTGAGTTCAAAGTGAAAGCTCTAGTTCTTAAACATCCCGACGAAAAGAAATCAGATTTTCGTAGAGCTATGAACACTATTAAGGTGAAACAAAAGAAGTGGCCTGCCGAAAGAGAGTACCTCATCAATCACGAAAAGAGAAATCTTTTCATTCGAAATCTAGTGTGGTCTCTAAAGGGACAGAACAATCTTATTCTATTCGATCTTGTTGAGAAGCATGGTAAGGTACTAGAGCCTCTGCTTCGCAGAGACGATCGTCAACTACATTTTATATATGGTGGAGTCGATGGCGAGGAAAGAGAAAGGATCCGTCATCTTGTCGAGAACGATCCTGTTAAACAGCACGACATACTCGCATCATACGGTGTCTTTTCCACGGGTGTCAATCTTAAGAGATTGGACAATGTGATCTTTGCTTCTGGATCGAAGTCTGAAGTAAAGGTTCTGCAGTCGATTGGTAGATCGCTCCGTAAAGGAAACGGATCTGACAAAGCTACGCTATACGATATAGCAGACGATCTCTCTATAGGAACGTTTACGAACTATACGTTGAACCACTTTAGACGCCGTATAGAGATCTATTCAGATGAACAGTTTGAGTTTAAGATATACACGATTCCACTCGAATAGTCTGTATATCCACAACTTGCAGAATATTAATTCTGATTATACCAGCATTTTTGAAAATGTCAACTAGTAAAATGCACTTGTAACAAAAATGTTATCAGTCAATAAACGGTTGACATCTAAGGATATTTGGTTTAAATTGATACAAATAAGTAGCGATTGGAAGGACTTTCATGACACAAAAAAGAATTAAGAGAAACTACGTTAATAATAAAGATCTTTTGGCAGCTCTTATTGATTACAAACAGAAGTGCAAGGAAGCTGAGGATCAAGGAGACGAGATACCCAAGGTTCCGAACTACATAGGAGAGTGCATATACCAGATATCGACGAGGTTGGCAACTAAGCCAAACTTCTCTGGGTACTCCTACAAAGAAGACATGATCATGGACGGTATAGAGAACTGTCTCCTATACATTAACAACTTCGATCATACAAAATCTTCCAATCCCTTTGCATACTTTACTCAAGTCATATGGTACGCGTTTCTTCGCAGGATCCAAAAGGAAAAGAAACAGATGTACATTCGCTTTAAATCGTCTCATAACATGATGATGAACGGCGAAACCTACGAGTCTAACGAAGTTCAATTACATCTCAACACAAGCGCTGACTATATAAATTCATTCATCGAAGACTTTGAGAACAAGCTGAACAAGAGTAAAGAAAAACCTACGGACGAAAGTAAATAATGAAAATTGCAATTGTTAATGATACTCACTTTGGCGTGAGAGGCGATAGTCAAGTATTTCTGGATCATCAAGAAAGGTTCTTTCGTGAGATCTTCTTTCCGTATCTAGACGAGCATGGTGTACGAATAGTCTTTGACCTCGGTGATACGTTTGATCGTCGAAAGTATATCAACTATGTTACTCTAAAGAGAGTGAAGCAGTTCTTCTTTAATCAGATGTCGGCTCGAGGTATTGAGTATCATGCAATCGTAGGTAACCATAGCGTCTACTTCACGAATACGAATGAAGTCAACTCCATGGATCTGTTGCTTCAGGAGTACAAGAACTTCCACATATACGAACGAGAGCCAAAGGAGTTGACATTTGGCTCAACTCAGTTTATGATGGTTCCATGGATCACCAAGGACAACCAAGAAGTATGTGTCGACTCGATCGAAAAAACGAGTGCTCAGATACTGCTCGGTCATTTTGAAATCGAAGGTTTTGAAATGATGAAGGGAACCGTCTGCGACCACGGAATGAAGAAGGATGTCTTTACGCGGTTCGAGTCCGTTTATTCGGGCCACTTCCACCATCCTTCAGAGTATAGCAACATCAAGTACCTTGGAGCTCAATACGAGATGACTTGGTCAGACTATGCAGGCCGTCGTGGCTTTCATGTATTCGATACTGAAACAAGAAACCTAGAGTTCGTAGAAAATCCTAACAGAGTGTTTCATAAGATAGAATACGACGATCGTGATATGAACATTGATGATATCGCAAGTATCGACGCGTCTGTCCTAAAGAATACATATGTAAAGGTTGTCGTGAAACATAGAACGAACTCGTACCTATACGACATGTTCCTAAATAAGATATCGGAGTCTGGAGCAGCTGATGTAAAGTCTGTTGATGACTCTCTGAACCTTGAGTCGTCAGGCGTGGCTGATATACTTGACGAGACGCAGGATACGAAGGACATACTGCATACATATATCGATTCTATAGAAACAAACATTGATAAGAAGAAGATTAAGAGAGTTATTGATGATCTCTATGCAGAGGCACTAAGTATACAATGAATATCCAGTTTAACTCGATACGTTATAAAAACATTCTATCCACCGGGAATGTCTTTACCGACATACCACTCAATAAGAACAGAACCACTCTCGTGAGTGGAACTAACGGTAGCGGAAAGAGTACTATCCTCGATGCAATCACGTTTGCTCTATACGGAAAACCGTTTCGTAAGATCAATAAGCCACAGCTCATCAACACGATCAATACGAAGGATCTCGTCGTAGAAGTTAACTTCACCGTATCCGGCAACGATTATCTCATCCGCCGTGGTATGAAGCCAAACATCTTTGAGATCTATCGTAACGGTGAACTCGTAAATCAAGATGCTGCGGTTCGCGACTATCAAGCATATCTGGAACAGAACATTCTTGGTCTGAACTACAAGTCGTTCAATCAGATCGTTGTCCTTGGCAGCGCAACATACGTACCGTTTATGGAACTGCCTGCGTATCAGCGAAGAGAGATCATTGAGGATCTGCTCGACATTCAAGTGTTTAGTACAATGAACCTCCTTCTTAAGGATCGCGTTAGCTTAAATAAAGAGTCTATCACTGATAATAACTATCAGATCGACCTAATAAAGTCAAAGATCGAGTCTGCAGTGGAACATAACGAGTCCATTCGTAAGATCCGTGAAGGCGAAGTAAATAAGATCCGCGAGCGTATGCAGGATCATATTGATCGTATCGAAGAAGAAAAGACGTTCATCGAAGAAATCGAAGTAACTATCAAAGCACTGATTGATTCTATCGAGGACAAGCCTGTAATCAAAAAGAAACTTGAAAAGACGAAGAATATCCGTCAAGAACTCGATACGGTTCTTCGTGGTTATCTCAAGGATCTTAACTTCTATCACGATAATGACAACTGCCCAACCTGCAAGCAGGGCATCGATCATAATTTCAAAGAAACGATTGTGTACGAAAGAAACCAAAAGAAGCGTGAAGCTGAAGATGGTATGGATGGTATTGAAATCAAGATCACAGAACTCGAAGCTCGCATTGAAGAGATCTCTAAAGTCGAAGATGTTATTCAGTCTCATAACCTAAAGATAGGCGAGCATAGAGCTCAGATCAAGATGTCTATGAATGCTCTGAAGTCGTTTAAGAACGATCTCGACGCAGCCGAGAAAGAAGTCGAAGAGGTCGACACGAGCAAGCTGGAAGAGTTCAACAAAACTCTGAAGGATCTACAGAACGATCAGGTCAAACTCTTTGATGAAAGAGAGACCCTTGGCGTCGCTGCAGCGATGCTGAAGGATGGCGGCATCAAGACTCGCATCATTCGTCAGTATATTCCAGTTATGAACAAACTGATTAATAAGTATCTATCAGCGTTCGAACTCTTCGTTGACTTTCACCTTGACGAAAACTTCAACGAAGTCATTAAGTCAAGGTTCCGGGACGCGTTCTCCTATGCTTCCTTCTCTGAAGGCGAGAAGCTTCGTATCTCGTTGTCTATCATGCTATCATGGCGCGCCGTCGCAAAACTACGCAACTCCGTCTCGACAAATCTATTGATACTCGACGAAACGTTAGATGGCGCAATGGATGGTGCTGGTGTGGAGAATTTGATCGACACTTTGCACAATCTGAACAATAACGATAACATCTTCGTTATCTCTCATAGAGGCGATCAGTTTGGAGAAAAGTTTGACTCTAACATCCGTTTTGAAAAAGTAAAGAACTTTAGTCAGATCGCAGCATGAGGTTTCAATGATACATACCATAGAAGATCTTATACTTAAAATAAATGTTATGAAAGATAAAGCTGTTCTTCTTCATCGAGAACGCAATAGATACAGCGACATTTCTAGTGAAGAGTACGATAAAATTCACTGCAATCATCTTCTTGATCAAATCCAACAGATGGCCTTAGAGATTGCTATGGATCGCGAAGGCAATGAGATTAAGACGGAAATGGATGAATGGAAAAATAACAATTTACAAGTTGATCGTCATGTGTTATAGTTTGTTTTATATGAAACATAAGGATTGTCATGTCTAATTTTTACACTAGTGTTGAGCGTTATGGAAACAATATTCTGTGGCGTGGTTATGAAAACGGTAAATCTTTTATGCGTCGAGAGCAGTACAAACCGACTCTCTTCCTTCCTAGCAAGGACGGCAAGTACAAGTCTCTGATTGGTGGCCGACCCCTGGGCCCTAGAGTTTGCGACTCAATGGCTGAAGCAAAGGAGTTCATTGAACGCCATAAGGACGTAAGAGGTCTTGAGATCCACGGTAATACGAACTATGTTACACAGTTCATCCAGGAAAAGTATCCGAACAATGTAGAGTTCGATATGAAAAAGATCAACATCTTTTCGTTCGACATCGAGGTTGACATTCGAGACGGATACGCAAAGATTGACGAAGCCGATAAAGAGATCACCTCTATCGCGATCAAGTCTTCTAAGTCTGATACGTACCACCTCCTGGGACGCAAGGATTATGATAAGAGCAAGACTCTGCTTAAGATTGATCCAGAAAACATTCAGTTCATGAAGTTTGACACCGAGAAAGCTCTGCTTCGTCGGTTCATGCAGATCTGGACGAACGACTATCCTGATGTAGTTACCGGCTGGAACGTTGAGTACTTTGACATCATGTACATCGTAACTCGTATCATCGCACTCTTTGGCGAAGAAACGGCAAAGAGTCTTTCTCCATGGAACAGCATTCGTAAGAATACTCGAGAGATCTTTGGTAAACCGCAGTCGACGTATGCCATCGCAGGCATGACCGTTATCGACTATATGGACGCCTTTAAGAAGTTCGGGTATAAGTATGGCCCTCAAGAGTCCTATAAACTCGATCATATCGCTCACGTTATCCTCGGAGAAAAGAAGCTAGACTACTCAGAGTATGGTAACCTTACAGCTCTATACGATCAGAACCCGCAGTTATATCTCGACTATAACCTCAAAGATACATGGCTTATTCAACAGTTCGAAGATGAGACAGCGCTACTCGCTCTCGTTATGACCGTCGCTTACGGTGGTGGTGTTAACTATAGCGACGCCTTCGGCACCGTTGGTATCTGGGAAACTACGCTCTATCGTCGTCTTATTCAGGATGGTCGTATTCCTCAGATCAAGGGTGGTCCCGGTGATCGTGGTAAGGAACTCGTCGGCGGATACGTTAAGGATCCAAAGGTAGGTATGCATAAGTGGATCGTTTCGTTCGACCTTAACTCGCTGTATCCGCATCTTATGCTTCAGTACAATATGTCGCCCGAAACATATCTGCCCGACGAAAGAGTATATGTAACTCAAGAGATGGTTCTCAACGATGAGTTCACCAATACAAATCCAGACTATTCGGTATCAGCAAACGGTGTCTGCTTTACGAACAAAGTAAGAGGTGTTATTCCTGAGATCATTGACGAGTACTATGGTAACCGTTCTAAGATCAAAAAGGAAATGCTTTCGGTAGAACAGGCGATGGAGAACGAAAAGGATCCAGAAAAGAAGAAGGATCTGAAGCGACAGATGACTCAGTTGCACAACTCGCAGATGGCTATCAAGATTGCTATGAACTCTCTATACGGTGCAACCGCGAACGTCTACTTCCTCTACTATATTGGAGAGATGGCAGAAGCAATCACCACTGGTGGTCAGCTGTCCATTCGATACGCTCAGAAGTCTGTGAACAACTACCTCAACAAAGTCCTGAAGACTAAAGACGAAGACTATATCGTCTACATCGACACCGACTCCATCTATGTTAACTTTGGTCCTTTGGTAAAGGAAGTGTTTGGTACCACAGACATCGATCGTAAGACTGGCGAAGAGTTCCTCGACAAAGCATGCCGAGAAAAGATCGAAGCGGTAATTGCTGCTGGGTATGAAAAACTTGCTCATAAGATGGGTGCTTATCGCCAAGCGATGGTAATGAAGCGAGAAAAGATCACAGATAAGTCTGTGTTTGTCGCAAAGAAGCGTTACATCCTTAATGCTCTAAACTCTGAAGGTGTTCACTTCGCAAAGCCGAAGATCAGCGTAACCGGCATCGAGTCCGTTCGTTCGTCAACTCCTGAAGTCTGTCGTGAAAAGATGAAGAAGGCCTTCGATGTTATCATGAACGGTACTGAAGCTGATGTTCAGAAGTTCATCGAAGACTTCCGTCAAGAGTTCTATAAACTACCGGCTGAAGATATCGCAAAGATCTCTGGGACCGACGACATTGAAAAGTACATGGTTGGAGAAACATATAAGAGAGGTTGCCCTATGCACGTTCGTGGTTGCATCCTATACAACAAGGCTCTGAAGAGCAAAAAGTTGGAGAACAAGTTTCAACTAATCCAGGGCGGAGATAAGATCAAGTTCGTCTATCTCGACGTTCCAAACCCTATCCGCGAAAACATGATCTCGTTCCCTAACGTGTTGCCAAAAGAACTCGGCTTGGATCAATACATTGACTACAAGACGCAGTTCGAAAAGGTATTCTTGAGCCCTATTGAGAATATCCTTGAAGCGATCGGTTGGAGTTCCACGAAGATTGCAACTCTTGAGGAGTTCTTTATGTGATTGACATTTTTGTCGAATCAGTTTATATTATAATTAAGAAACAGTCCGCATGATAAGGTACAGATCAAAATGGAAGACTTTCTTAGCTTAATATTTATGCTAGCCGCGGCTGGCACTGTGCTAGGTGTTGTTTTCGGCGTAGTTGCGTCGTTTATTCGAATTGGAGTTTTGCTAGCTCCTATTATCGTTGGTATTTCGTTAGCAATACTATTCTATCAACTGAACGACTACGATATCGATTTTAATGAGCGTGCAGACCAAA